AAAGTGTTCCGCTATCCTCCAAAAAGATGAACGTAGAGCACACCAATTGTGCTAACCATTTATATTCTGCGTCCGTTAGCCAGTCAGTCGAGATTTTCAAAAGTTCTGTGAACTGTACACCAAAATTTGACTTCTGCGCGTGCATGGCGTCGCCGCTTGCAATGCTTACTACCCCGCTGCCGTCCACCCGGTAGGGTAGTTGCTGCCAGCTTTTACGCTCTATCTGCAAACGCCCCCGGCTAACCTTGTTAAACAGCATTGATTCCCACCCGCCCCATTGATTTAGGAAATGCAGGAAATACGTTTTATAAAGGCTGGTGCAAATAACTTTCACCTGATAAGTCACTCCGGCCAATACGACGGTATAGTCTGCCGTTGCCGCCGGTACTGCAATATTGATTCGTTGCATTGTGAGCGTAGCCGTTGGCGTGATTGTGGTTGTAGTTCCATTAATCACAACATTGAAAGCAGTCGACACACGGGCAAAGTATGGCAGGTAGTAAGTTGTTGCCCCCTGTGGCAGATAGATTGTTTTCGGTCTGCTGCTCGCTGGTAAGTCTGCAAAGGCTGAAAGTTGAGTAATTGAACTCGCCCTCCCGTTGTAATAGTTGAACACGTCCAAAGTGTCGGTAACTAAATTGGTCGTGAATACCTGCGTTGAGGTAGTGAGATTGTAGTACTCCTCTCCAAACTTAACAACGACGTTTAAACTAAATTCCCAAGCTGCCTGCTCCGCTTTGAATGCTGCGTTAAGGTATTCACGTATCACGCTGCCAAGATCAAAAATGCCCCTGTTGTTGGTCGGGTTCGGGAATACCTTTGAACGGAACATCAGCACCGCACCGATGTACACGTCGGCAATGTATTTGTAATTTTCCTTTGTCGCGTCGATGCTGTTCGCGTCGTAAGCCGTCCAAACGAGTTGCCCGTTTACGCTGCTGTATGCTGCTGGTGAACTGTTTACCGTCATGCTGTTAAATTATTTATTATGTCAACTTTTAAAGCAATACCGAGTTCCTGTTCGGCTAATTGCTGAATACTTTGTTTCGCTGGTTCGGTAAAGTTCTTACCCTTAAAACCGTATTTCTTAACCATGTAAGCCGCTGTCATTGCTGCACGCGTGGACCGATCAATCATTTTACCGCCTCTGCGCTCCCTGGCTGTTATCTTGTATTTGTTCGTGCTGCTCTTGCCCTCTCTCGCTATCCAGTCTTTCATACTCTTAACGTGGGCGCTGTTGGGTAGCACGCCTTTCGTTTTGAACTTAAACCGGCTGCCCTGGCTCTTAGCCCAACCGTCGACGCCCTCGTCCTGGTAACTGAAATGCTCGTCTGCTTCAATGTCCACACGCAGCACGTCGCCCTCTTGCACGAGGTCACGGTCCTTTATGCTGTCCTGCAAACCGCCACTACTCGAGACGTCTTTTTTATCCATCTCGTCAACAAGGATTTGCACGAACGCAGTGCCCAGGAACGTGAGTGTATTTTTTATGTCCGACAAATCAACCCCTTCAAACCCGGATTTATCCGATCCTGCCAAGTCGAGAAAGTCTAAAGTGTCAGCGTGTTTCATTATTCCCAGGGGTTTTCGCCTGTCGCCTCAACAAAACCAGCTTTTAACTCGGCTACTATTTCGGGCAGCGTTTTTCTAAACTGCTCTACGTGCATTTCTGTGGGTAAGGGTAAGAACAGCGACGCTAACATATTGTCAACCCGATCTATTGCCAACCCTAATTTTTCGTTATTCATATAATTTATTTTTGTTTAGCTAATTTTTCGTCATACGCTGCTTTGCTTTTCAGGTATGCCATTGCGTTAAGTGCCTGAATAACCGGCAGGTCGTAAGCCTGTGACAGCGTCACACCTTCAAAGTCCGCTACCTGTGTAGCTGAAAATACCCAACCGTATTGCTCCAAAAACGGGTGCGGCTTTTCAGGCATTGGTTTTTCCTCCCCCGGTTCAACTTCTTTCGGTGGTGGGAATAAACCCGGATAACTTGCAATCAATGCCTCAAAGCTTTCTATGAACTCGGACACATAAGGCACAACGCGGCGGGCGTTCATCTTTAAAACCCTGTCAGCCGTTGCGGAATGATTCTCGTCATGTATCATTGTGGCGGCAATCAGATGCACGCTTTCAACCACTCCCGATTTTAGCCAGTAATTTATTTCGATGAACTGCCCCAGGGTAATTTTGCGGGCGTTGGTGTTTAGCTTTTTAGCGAAAGGGAGAGGAGCGCCGGTGCGTTCAACCATTTTAACGGTCCGGTTCATAAGCTTTACAAACTTCTTTGGTGGCATGACGTCGACCTCCTGCTCTGTATATCCGAGCAGGTGGCATACTGTAAACGCTACCTTGTCGACGTTGTCGAGGTAGATAGCGTTTGAAACTTCATTGACTTTTTGGTATTGCTTAACGGTCATTACCGTTATGTGTAGAAAAACGTTGGTATTTTTCAGCTATGTGCTGATTAGATGAAACCAATGGTACCCGTCAGCATTTACAGCAAGCCCAATCTGCACCAACCTTTCAAACACTCCCCTTCGTCTAAGCCCATACACATATACTGAACCGTGTTTTTTCAATAGGTCATACTCCCGTTGTTGAGCAGTGGTTAAACGGCATTTAGTGGGGTGTGTGGTAGGCGCCATACTTTTAAAATTTAATATTCTGAATCGTCGCCCCCGCTCATTGGGTATTCGCCTGTCGCACCAATCAACGTGTTAGTGCCTACATAGCGGATCGGGTCAATAGTGTGATTGTAATTCTTAACCGGCACGTTAAGCGATTTACCGGCTGCGTCTGTCGCCCAACGGTAATTCCTAAACTCCTTAATCATTTCCAAACTGCTACTCAACACGTGCAAGCTATAAGCCTGCAAAAGATCAATGGACGTATTAATACTGTCCTTGTTCGCCCTGGTCGCGTTTGCATAGCCCATACTGTTTAAGTCAGCAATGCTTTTAGGTTCTGCGTCGTCGCAGTAAATCGGCACAGCTTTATTAATACCGAGGGCATCCATCTTTGCCGCAATGTCAATGTTCCTTAACCCGGTTTGGTAAATCAGTTGTTCAGCATAAAGGTTTTTACCTGCACGGTATAAAGCGATGAGCGTTGTCGGATCGTTGGTAAAGCCCCAATCCAGTCCATAACCTAACAACTCTGCCTCTGCCGGTATTTCACCACAAAGTGTAAATTGAAAGACAACGCCCTGCAAACTCCCGATTTCCCCGTCAATGTAAACTTTACACCAGTTGGCCCAATAGCTTGACTTTATATTTTTCGGGTCGCTATGGCTTCCGTAGGGGTTGTGGTAAGCTTTTTCAAGCTTCATGGTTAACTCGTTCAGAATCGTAGCGGGTAGCGCCTCGTTGTCGGTATATTTCAGGAGTAGGAATTCTGCGTCGTTGTTTGGCAGGATTTCGGTATGCGCCCAAAATTCCGAGGTCGGGTTAAAGTCAATCCAAATACTTTCAACCGTTCTACCGATTAAGGCGTCTGCTATCTCGTATTGAATGTAGGGCGCCTCGTTGATAAAGAGAACGTCACGCTTACCGGCTGCCTGTGCTTTACCTACGCTGTCAAAGCTTTTGAACTCTGCCTTTGTGCCGGTGGCGAATGTGTAGTGAAGGTCTGTAGCATTCCAACGGCTTTCTACCCATCGCCCGGTGTCCTGCATTATGTTTTTGAAGTCCTTAATCGCACCGCCCTTTAACGCGGGCACGGTCTCCGCTACAATCGTAGCAACTTTGTTTTTATTCTTTGTCGCGTAGTCTGCTATAACCGGCAGGATGCCATAAGTCTTACCGGCCCACGTGCCCCCCTGTATCACTTTCTTTCGGCCTTGCATAGCCAAAAGCTTGTTTATTGCTGTGGTGCGTTGGAACATTTATCGGGTTGTTGCTAAAATTGTGTCTTTGTCGTATGACATTTCAATATCGTGTCAGTGATATCAACCGAGACTATGAACTATTCTGCACAGCAAACGTTCTCACATTCAATGGTAAGAGTCTAATCTATGCTTTGGAGGAAAAGGGAATCGAACAGGACAGAAAAAGCTCATACAGATTCTATAAAGGAATCAAGCCCAAATCAGATCAATCTTCCGCCGTTGAAAATAATAACGAAGTAATAGAGATTCACCCACACTAAAATCACAGTTTTTTCCGGGAGTTTAACCCGCAAAAAAGAATGACAAGCCCGTCATT